CTCATTCGGATTTATGTGATTCAGATGATTTTCATAAAGTAATGCTGTCTAATATAGAAACGATTATGAAAGCTTGTAATAAATTTTATCATACTAAAGGAGTATACCTTTCTTTCTGTGAATCTGATTTTGTTCCAGAATACTATATTGAAAAGTACTTTACTGATGAAAAGTATTTGAATATTATTTATAGTTCTGATAGAGATTATGTTCAGACTCTTAGATTTAAGAATACAGTTCAATTTATGAAGAAAAGTAATCATGAAAGAGAATTCTTAGATTACAGTAATTGGTCAAATATCTTGGATAAGCCTACTACTCTTCCAGTAGATTCTTATATTTATATTAAATCTATTATGGGTGATAAAGGTGATGGTATTGATGGTATTGGTAAAGTAGGTCCAGTAAAGGCTACTCAGTTTATAGAGTACTGTTATAATACATTGAATAACGCATCTATAGAACAAATATTGGAAGAAGCTACTAACTGTTGTAATAATGCTGATATAAAGGAATCTAAGATCGCTAAAGCTATTGAAGAGAAAAAAGATATAGTCTATAGAAACTATAGATTAATGTCTTTTAATGAATTGATTCAAAATCTATCGTTACCTACTATAGAAAAGTTAATTAAAAAAGAAGAAAATCACTTGACATTAGAACAAACTTTTGATACTATTAAATTATTAAGAGAAAAACTAAAACTTTGGTAGTTATACTAAAGAAGGTGATATTTAAATTGTTATCTAAACAGAAAGTAATCTTTTTTGTTAAACAAAGATTAGGATTTCCAAATGTTACCATTGAAAAGTCTGATGAAGATATGTGGGAATATATTAGAAACTTCTCTATAATGGAGTTCAGCAAGTATGTTCCGGATTATCAGGAAATGACTTTAGATTGTAATGATTCTGATAATAAGACTGATGATGAGAATATGTTTTTACTGCATGAGCCTGAAGGTGCTCAAATTATGGATATAGTAGATATTCCAATGCCTTGGAATAATGCATTTATTAATGGCTGGGAATATCAAGCTCCTATAGCGTCATATGATTCTTTAGCTAATTATGCTCAGTCAGTTGAGAGAGAAAAGACAGTAGAGCATTTCTCTAAAGCAGGTCTTTCATGGAGATTCTTTCCCCCAAATAGATTAAGAATCAACATGAGCATGCGGCCTGATAAGTTAAAGATTATGTACTATAGAGCTCAGCCAGAATCACTTTACTATATTCCATATCAGTATGAATCAGAATTTTTATTCTTATGTTTAGCTGATATTATGACTATAATTGGTAATATTAGACTAAAATATTCTTCATTGACCACACCTTTTGGAGAAATACCAGTTAGTGGAGACATAGCTAATACAGGTAATGAGCTAAAAGATAAAGTTATCCAGAGACTTGAGCAGTTACCTCCTAATGCACTTATTTATGTGGATTAAAATATGACTAGTAAACAAAAAGCTAAAGGTAAATACTTTGAAGATAAAATTGCTACGCATTTAAGGAATACTCTTAATCTAAGAGAAAATGAGTGTGTTAGGTCTCCTAATTCTGGAAATGGAGAATTTGAATTTGGTGATTTATTTTTTACAGACCCTATTAAGTATCCATTTATATTTGAATGTAAGTTTGGATATGATTGGGATTTGAAATCAATATTCCCTAAATTAAATAAACAATTAAGTAAATTTCTAAAGCAGAATAAAGAAGCTGTTGAAAAGTATAAAATAAAAATGAAACAAGAACCAAGATTCTCAGGAGTAATACTTTCAAAACCTTATTCTGAAATTTTGGTGTTGACAAATTTTTATGAATGCGATTTAATTGATTGTACTAGGATAGTTACAGAAGATATTGATGGAAATAGAGTATATGTGTATCCTCTTAATAAAGCTTTAGAGATTATTTTAGAACTGCAGGAGGATCCTCTTTATGGTAGATAAGTATAAAGAGCTAGAGTTGATCCTTGAAGATTTAGCAAAAAGAAAAGAGAAGTATGAGGGGATTAGTTCTCAGGCAACTAAAGTTATAGATGAACTTGAAGCTAAAATTATGCATGCAGTAAGAGGTAGCCAAAATTTACCAAGAACTGCTGATATTAGTATTATAATTCAAACATTTAGTCAATTACTTAAAACTAAGTTAGATGCTGAAGATTCTATTACAAGATCCTTAGAAAAGAGATATGACTTAGTTAATAAGTTTGAGAATCCTGATAATACAACTGATCCTAATTCAATTACTGCTGATTCAGTTGATAAACTTCTTGTTCTTTTTGAAAAATCTAAGCAAAAGGATCTTGACAAAAGTTCTGAAGAAGAGTAAAATATTTTTACTGAGTTGTTAACTGCCCTGTTAAATAAATTGGCCCTTTAGTCTGAGGATTACTGGGTGGGGAGTTAATAGCATGCTATTCTTTGGTAGACAACTGCCATCAGTTAACAACCAGTATACATTTTAAATGCCTCGCCATAGTTCAATGGAAAGAATCCGGGTCTTCTAAACCCATGATCTCAGTTCGATTCTGAGTGGCGAGGCCAGTATTTATCAATATTTACATGCTGTTAACAAAATCTAAAATAGAAAGGCAGTGGTAATGACCCTATGAATAAAGAGGAAAAAGCATTATCAATTGTATATGGTATAACAACTTGTTTAACATTAGGATTATTTATTTTTATGTACTATACAATGTATCAGGAAATTTTTGTAGCAAATAGTATTACCTTAACAACCTGGGGAATAGTGTTGCTTATATTATTTGCAGGATATCCTGTAGTATTTGCTATGAAATTGCTATCATTAGTTATGCCATTGCCATTTATTATTTCAGATAAACTTCTTTGGATTGCTATATCAGTTGCTGTAGCAAGGGGACTTATGGATATTTTTGAAAAAACTTTGAAGGGGGATAAGTAGAGCTATGCCAAGAAAAAAAGCAGATGGTACTGAAGTAGAACAGGTTGCTGATGATCTTATTGCTGGATTGGACGATGCATTAAGTAAAATTAGTGGTTTGGAAGATCTGACTGGTAGTGATGAAATTAGGTGTGTTCCTACTGGAATAGACCTTCTTGATGAAGTCCTTGGCGGCGGAGTTCCAGTAGGTAAACTGTGCTCAATGACTGGTGCCGCTGGGTCCGCAAAGAGCTCGTGTGCGATTCAGTATATTGTAGGCTTTCAGCATTATGACCCTCGTTCAATTGGAGTATTTATTGATGTTGAGCAAGCAATTAGTATGAAGAGACTTATTGAATTGGGTTGTGATCCTAAAAGAACTAAACTTTTTAGCAATTCTGAATTAACAATGGAAAGAATAGCTTCAATTGTTAGAGGATTGGCTAAGTTTAAAATAGAGCATAAGGTTAAAGATGTTCCATATATTGTAGTGTGGGATTCTGAATCAGTGACACCTACACAAAAAAGCCTTGAAGCAGCTGAGTCTTCTAAAGTAATGGGAGAGCATTCAAGAACTTTGGGATTTATTATGAATCAGTTAATCCCATATATTGCTAAAACAAACATCACTTTGGTTATTATTTCTCAATTAAGAGATAAGATTAGTCAGAATCCTTATGAAGTAAGGTTTGATATGAATTTTGGATCTAATCAGAAGATTACTGGTGGTTCTGTAATGCAGTATTATCCCTTTAATATGTGCCGAACTAGGAATAAGGGTGAATTGGATTATGATATGATGGGTATTAGAGGGTTTAAAACAGAGATGACATTTCTTAAAAATAAGAACTTTGCCCCTAAAATTCCTATCCAAGTAGTTCTCGATTATGCAACAGGATTTTCAGATTTTTGGACTAAAGAGAATCTTATTAGGGAAGCTAAATGTTTTATTACTTCTGGACCTAAGAATGCTTTGAAAAATTATAAAGATTTTAAATTCAGTAGAAGAGACATTAAAAAACTTTATGATACTGACGAAACCTTTAGGGAAAAGTTTGAAGAGCAGTATAACATCTGTAAATCAGAAATTCAAACAAATAATCCGTGGGATAAAAATCTTCAGATCAAGAAAGTTAAAGAAGTTGAATCTGATTTGTCTGATGAAGATCAGGATCTTCTTAGTAAACTTGATTCTCTTGGTTCAGAACCTACAGATGAATTGAATTTGGATAATCTTTAAAGAAAGAAGGTTTGCATTAATATGAAAATCTTTATTTCTCAGCCTATTACAGGTAAATCAAATTCAGAAATCTTTGCAACTAGGAAAAATATTGTATCCAAACTTCATACTAAATATCCAGATGCTACTATCATTAACTCTATTATCTTAGGTGGTAATGATACTAATGATATTAAATATCTTGGACTTACTCTCAATCTTATGGCTGATGCAGATCTAGTAGTTATGGCTAAAGATAGAGCAAATTCTAAGGGATGCCAAGTTGAGCAGTATGTTGCGACAATCTATAATAAAGAAATCATTGAAGAAAGTGAGTTGGATTAATTTTGTTTAATGATTTTAATGTGGTCATAAGCATTACTTTATCTGGTAAATCTTATGAAGAATCTATGCATCTTAGTGATGATGTAATTATGGGTATTTGTAGGAATTGTAATCCTAAATATAGCCCTAAAACTTATTTTCATCCTAAAACTTTTGAATCAAATATTAAAGTTCCAGATATGGATAAAGAACTAAAAGAGATGGTTAATAGAAGGAAATGCATTATAATCACTCCTAAAATTAATGACTATGATGTGGTTATTAACCTTCTTTCAGCAGTAAAAAGATGGAGAGAAAACTGTGATGAAAATGTTTTTGGTAAAACTATTGAAATCACGGCAGAGTCTAAAAGCTTTGATGGAACTCTTCATTACAATATCTCTAATAAAATGTTCATTCCATCAAGAACTAAACTGGAAATTGAAGGGGTTACCCAGTCTTTTATTGATAAAATTAACGCATTCAATAAAGATATTGATGATATCCCAGTTGTTGTTCTTACTGAAGAGGAGTTGGCTGAAATCAATAAGCCAAAAATTAAACAGGAAACCTTTGTTGATAAACTTCTTAAAGATTTTCCTATAAAATAATTAAATAAATCTTTTAAAGAGACTCCTCTTCTGGTATAATATCTCCAGAGTGAGGAGTTTTTCTTTACTCAAATATAAATGGAGGTAATGATATAATATGCTGTTATATACGACTGGATGTTCAAAATGTAAAATCCTTGAGTCAAAACTTAATGAAAAAGAAATTAAGTATGAAGTGTGTGAAGATAAAGAGCTGATGAAATCTAAAGGATTCAGATCAGTACCTGTTCTTGAATTGGATGATGGAACTATACTGACCTATGGTAAAGCAGTCAAGTATGTGAATAATTGGGAGGATAATCAGTAGTATGGCTGGATACTTAGATATTAGTATTAAGTTAGATGAAGACTTTGTTGAATGTCTTAAAGGATTAAAGAAAGAATACGGTAATAAATTAACTATACTCAATGGTTTGAGTAATAGCCAATTAAATAATACAGAATTTATAGATAACTTTGTTGATAAGAATACCTCCACAGCAGATGCATCTATAGATGGTAATGCTAATGCAAGTACTAAAGATATCTGCTCATTAATGGTAGAAATGAGAAAACCAGAACTTAAGCTTGAATCATTTAATAAAATATTCTATGAGTTAAAGAAGAAGTATGGTGTTGAAGTAGCTAGAGACTGGTTAAAGAATGAGTGGGATGGGCACTTTTATAATCATGATGCCTACAGTACTAGCTTTTTGCCTTACTGCTTTGCTTATGATTTAAAAGATCTGGCTGAGAAGGGGTTGTATTTTATTAAGGACAACTTTAACCATCAACCACCACAGCATTTAACTACCTTTACAGACTTTGTTGGAGAATTCGTGTCCTATATGAGCAATCGTAGTTCAGGAGCTTGTGGACTCCCCAATTTCTTAATTTACTCATTTTATTTTTGGAAGAAAGATTGTGAGAATGGGTATTACCCCAAAAGTCAAGAATATTATAGAGACAATGAGTTCCAACGCATAATTTTTAAACTGAACCAACCGTACCTGAGAGTGAACCAAAGTTCATTTACAAATTTTACTATTTTTGATAGAGAATATTTTGAAGCACTTTTTGGAGATAAAACCTTCCCTGATGGAAGTTATATGATTGATTTTGAGGAAGAGTTTATTAACTATGAAAAGGCGTTTATGAAAGTTGTGTCAAAGATTAGAGAAACTAATATGATGACATTCCCAGTATTAACCTTTTCATTGCTTAGAGTTGATGGTAAGTTTATAGATGAAGAATTTGCAAGGTTTGCTGTGCAGCATAATATGCGTTGGAATGACAGCAATTTCTATATTTCTGAGGATGTGACAAGTCTCAGTAACTGCTGTAGACTGGTCTCTGACATTAATACTCCCTTCTTTAACAGCATTGGGGGCACAGCATTAGAAGTAGGATCTATTAAGGTTAATACAATTAATCTTGCTAGAATTGCATATGAAACCAATACTAAAGAAGAGTATATGAAATTATTAGAAGAAAAAACTATTTTGTGCTTACAGACATTGGATGTAATTAGACACATTATAAAGAGAAATATTGAAAAAGGATTACTTCCAAATTATTCTTGTGGAGCG